ACCCCTTCCTAGATGACATCCGCAGAAGAAGAGGGATCACCGAATTCCGTGTGGTGTGTGACGATACAGTTAACACTCCTCTCAGAATTGACAGAAACGAAATGTGGACTAAGGTGCTTGTTAAGCCTACTAAGACTGCGGAAATCTTAGTCTTTGAGGTTAACCTTACAAACCAATCAGCCGATTTAGGAAAATTATAAGGAGATAATATATGGCACACTCATACTATAAGGAAGATTACAAAAGAACTATTACACCAGGACAGGGACTCCCTGTAGTTTCAACTGAACTTGATTCAGTAAGATCCTATCAGTTTGAAATCCACTTTCATGGACTTCCAGACACGGTAACCAACACACGAGATCTTACTCTTGCTGCTACAAAAGTTAATGGAATTGGCATCAAATCCACTTACCTCCCCATCGATAGGGTAAACGATAAGCTGTACTATCCTGGAAAGGTTCAAACAGAAGACCTTAAAGTTACATTCGATAACTTATACTTAAGAGAAACTGCTAGTGATCTTTGGAGATACTTCAAATCTATTTACGATCCTATTACGGGAGAAATGACTCAAGACTCTAGGCCAGGAGGAGCAAATCCTGGGTTTAAAGCGGAGAGAATGGAGATTGTTCAACTTGATAATACTATGACACCTCACTCAACCGTAGAGCTTATGGGCGTTTGGCCTATCCAATGGAAGGCAGCAGAATTTAACTATTCAACTAACGAGTTTCATAAACTAGAAGTAGATTTTAAATACGATTTCATTCACCAATATGACTACGCAAACCCACCTGCATAAGTAGTTGATATATTGTTTACAGGCCCAGTCTAGTTGTACTATATTAGACTGGGCTTCTTTCTCTCTGCCTATAATAATGTATGGATTATTTTAATGAACTTCTAGCAAGCTACTCTCTTCTAAAGAAGAGGACATTTAAACTTAGGTATTTAACTGAGCAGGAAGAGGAGCAGGTTAATGCGAACGCACTAGAAGCAGCTAGATCCTTAGTAATGCATCCTCAAGGTGTTTCAACAGGAGCGGCTCCTCTCGATCAAAATGCTTTTAAAAGCACAAAGAAGAAAGTAACAGCCGAGCAGGTTCCTTTCGCTTATAAAAATGAAGATGGGGAGACCGTTGTTCTGTGGACTGGGTTCGGTAGAAACACTCGTGTAATGGTTCCCAATGGCAACTTTGATGAGATGCCTGAGCCTCAGAAAAGCCAGTTAATAGGGTACTTTTCCGATGGAGCGGCTGCTAATGCAGCAGGAGAGGCCCCAGATAGCCCAGAACGTTTTGCTCAGGCTGAGTTGGCAGGGACTAAGTTTGATTTAGGTGATATAAAGCAGCGGTTGCATAAGATTTACTTGCATTATGTAAAGTTTTGCGAGACAACTCTGCGAGATAACTATCAAGATGATAACCCTAATGTTCCTATTCCTGATAGCAATGCCGAGGATATCGAAAGGAGTTGTTATAAAAGTGCATTTTCTAAAGTATACGGAAAGACTAGGGGAGGTTTAGCTGCGCTCTTAAGTGCTACCAAAATACAGCAGCAGTTTGTGGACCCTCAAAAAGAGGGAGATGATCCTTCGTTAGAAATTACTTTAACTGAGGAGGCTGCTCCTGGTTTAGTTATAGATACATTAGCAACTATAGAGCGTTTATTCGATTTCGCTAATGATCCAGCTAAGTTCAAGAATGACCCTGATATTTGTGATACATTTTCTAAATCAATAGCCTTAAGTACTGAGACAGTAAGCAATAGTGGGAAGAAGATCGGTAAGGGAGGAAATAAGAGAGTAGTATTTTATGGAGCCACAAGTGGGGAAGGAATAGTTATTCCTGCTCAATCTCCTGAGTTTAAAGAAGCTATGGCGAAGGCTGAGGCAAGGTGTAAAAATGAGCCTAAGTATTCAGCGGGATTATTTGACACTATAGATCTTAGAGAGGGAGGGACGGCAGGGCTCAACGCTAAAAAGGGTACTCTTCATGAAAGGCTTTCAGGTCTTATGGTGGCTATGCATAACCTAGTAGGGACAGGAACCAAAAAACAAAAGTCTGCTGTGCTACAGGCGTTCTTAGCAGAGTTACAAAAGGCGGGGGAGATTGCTAAGTACTTAAAGGAAGCTATCGTAGAGGATGATGTGAAGAGGGTTGCTAGTATAGATGAAGCGTTAGCTAACGACTTAGGATTAGAGGAAGACGCTTTATTCCAAGCTCACGCAAAAGGAGATCCTCTTCTTCGAAAATTCTTGATTGATTATTACAAAGGCATGAAGCCCTTCCTCGATAAAGTCAACCCTGCTGCCTACGTCCACAACGGACTAGCCAGCACGACAGGAGGCAGGGCAGATCAGTTCATGGTGTTTAGGGACGCAGCCCACGCGAAGAAGGCTTCGAAGGCTATAAATACAAAGACTTATGCAGTAGACCGAGAAGAGTTTATAAATAATTCTGAAAATCCAGAGAAAACAAAGGCATCACTTGACGCTGCTGGGGTTAAAGCAAACAAGAAGGGGGAGATTCACATCATGGAGATGGGGCAGAAGCTTTACAGTCATGCTAAGACAGCAAAGGTGGGGGAGATTGGTAGGATTACTAGGCTGATGCAGTTAATGCTAGGTAAGCTTAACAAGCAGGAGCAAGAAAAGGATAAACATCTAGATGATGCGTTTATGGATGAAGTAGATAGACGATTCCCACTCAAAGGTAAAGCTAAAGCAGCGATAAAAAAGCTGGATGAAGATTTACAGATCATTGAAACTTATATTAATGGAGATCAAAAGTGGACTGACGAACACGGTGTAGAGCATAGTATGGGCTCGCAAGCTGACGCTACTGTAAAACATATGATAGGATCGTTAGGATGGGATACTATATCTGATTCTGAAATAGGAGACCTTCTCAAAAATTGGAAGTTTCCTAAGGGAACTCACAGGGATAGGCAAAAACTTACTGTAGAACTTCATAGATTGAAGATGGCAAGTACCATGAAGGAGTTATCGACAACAAAGGATGGTAAAAAAGCCTTGTGTCGGATGGCTTTTATTTGTGGAGGTAATGCTAGGGATTTAGTTCAAAGTATTTTTATTGAAAATGGAAGAAAACATTACGCAGTACGGCAGAATGAGATCTTCGACAAGTTTGAAGAAGCTATTACTAATAATCATTTAACGATAACAGTTAAAGGCTTTAGTATGACCATTGATGACGGGAATGGTTTTGTAGGTTCCGTAAAGACTACAGGTGATGATGATTCGGAGAAAGTTATGAGAAATGTAAGAACTGAGTTTGATATTACAAAAAGTACTTTAGAGGTTGACCAAGTTGGAGGAGGTAAAAAAGGGGAAGACCCAGACGGGATCCCAGATAATCTCCACGCTCATACTCTTCATAAATTTATGAAAGGACAGATGGAACTATTAGAAACTCTTCTTAATTAAGCCAGAACGAATCGTAATCTTTTAGTAAATCTTCAAACTTATATATTCTATAGACTCGTTTAGTACATGGAGGCTCTTCTTTACTTATTTCTATGTATTGTTGTAACTTATTTGTTGGTACATGGTTAGGGATAATGGCTAGTGTAGGTTGTCTATCTTGTTTAAAGATAACCATTGGAATTTTATCACACTTACCTGAATCTTTTTCACATTGTTCTAGAAAACCCCAGAAATCACTGCTATAATTATATAAGCTATATAAGTTTTCCTTATTGTATCCTTTCTTGCATTCTATACAGTATTTAAAGTTCTCTGGTGTAATTAAGTCCCCATAAATTTTAAGGTGCTCTGGCAGAGTGTGGGTGGTAGCGAAGGCACCAGATCCAGGACTTCTCGAAAATTCTGAGGTGTTGAACCTATCATTGAGTGTCTGGCTGATCTTGCGTTCAAATGTGCTACCCTTAGTCCTACTGTTCACACGCTTTTTTTTCTTCAGCTTAGAAATATCGTAATTGTCTTCCATAATTTAACCTCTACACTATAATAGGATACCATGACCCAGACTACGACTGAAGGGATCAAATTTGATTTTAATTCTTGGAAAATAAAGGTCCGAGAGAGGAGAAACGACAGAATGAGACTACAAATTAACTTAGATAAAGATGAGGCTCTTGCCTATAAAAATTTCGCTGAAGTGTGCAAGCCTGATGAGGTTACTGACTCAGACTTTATGAAGACAATCTTCTTAACGGGAGTAGAGTCTATGAATAAACAGCTTGCAGATATGGTCCGCAAGTATGCGGAAGAGAACCGAGAAGAGCTTGCGAGTTCAGGCATCACGGTCTTAGAAGGTGAAGATGGCAGGATCCAACTAGCAGAGACAGAAAAATTAGAAGCCGAACTTTCAGGTGCGCCTGTGACTGAAGAAGGCGTTAGGCAATTAGGTCTTAAAGATAAGTAGTATGTATAACTTAGTGTTTCTCCAAAAGGAGAACGATTTAAATAAGGTTCTTAGGAAGTTTAAACGAGATCCTAAGAGGTGCAGCATCCTGTTTGTGTCCTTGTGGGACAAGTGGTGTGAAAAACTCTTGTCCAAACTAAAGGAGAAATATACTGGGTCTGAAGGAGAGACTCTTTATATTGTTGATAGTTTAAATATGCCCCATAGCTTTGTTATCTATAACACAAATAAGACTCCTCACTTAATTCAACTTCGTAGAGACCAAACGTTCTCAGAGGATTACCTTCCCCATGTTTATAAAATGCTTAAACTTAATCAAGTTTCTTAGATTGCATCTCTATAAACTTTTCAATCTTTAGTTTATATTTTTTTTCTTTAGTATACAAGAGCTTGAGATTATTAACTATGATTGTTGTAAAGTAATTAAAAGCAGTCCCCTTCTTAGGTGTGAAGTTTTTAATGATTTTTAAAATGAGTGCAAAGCAATCTTGCTTAGCATCGTCAGGATCAATTTTAAAGTTGAAGGATCCGATGATATTAGTTATTAGAAGGTCGAACATTTTTACCAACTCATCCTCATTTTCTTTTGGATTTTCTTTATAAGCTAAGAGGAGCGCCTCGAACTCCTTATTGTCTATATAATATTTTTTATTTCCCATATACTTATTATAGATGTTTGATTTAGATAGTATCTATTCTGACCATAAAATTGAACCTGAAAATCCCTTATGTGATGGGTGTTCTATTTTAAGTAAGAATAAACCATGCCATTCGGTCATGGATTATGAAAGACTTGGACAGTCTGATGTACTGTTTCTGTCTGATTCTCTTAAGAATTCTTATGGAAAAACATTTCCATTTACGAAGCCAGAGTTTGCTGTACTTAAGGAATCATATAAAGAGAACTTCGCTTGTGCTGCTTCAGTGAAGTGCCCTAGTGTTAAGGAAGCAGATATGTCTCCTGATAATATGAACTTATGTCGCGTTCATTTGCAGGCAACAATTGATAAAATTAAACCTAAGCTGATTCTTCCTTGCGGCAACTTAGCTATGAAAATGCTAATTAAGAAGAGCGGCATTACAGATAAACGAGGTAAATCTTTTGAGTATACAACTGACAGTGGGCATTCTAGTATCGTTGTTCCTATTTTTCACCCTTACTTTGTGGCTAAAGAGCCTAGACACAGGTTCCTCTTCGAAACGGATATCCGAAACGCGCATGAGAAATATGTACTTGGCAAAACGCACGAAGGAAAGCTCGAATACAAAGTCCTCACAGAAATCGAAGAGGTGGAAGTACTGGGGAAGATGCTGAAGGATACTGATGAGACTTTAGCTGTTGATATTGAAACGACTGGCCTCAATTTCTTGACAGATAACATTCAGACTATTGCCTTCTCTTCTCATGAAACCAATTGGGTTATTCCCTTAGATCATAAGGACAGTCCCTTCAAGAAGGGGAGTTGTTTTTATAAGGGCGTTTGGAGTAACTTAAGAAAGATCCTAGAGAACCCACGTAGCAAGAAAGTATTCCATAACGCTAAGTTTGATTTGAAGTTCCTAATCAATCATGGAATCTACACTAAGAATGTGTGGGATACTAAGATCATGCATCACCTTCTAGATGAGAACCTACCTAAGAGTTTGATGGATTTGGTTAAGCTTTACTTTCCGACTGAGCTTGAGAGTCTTTAAGTAAAGCTTCTAGTGCAAGAATCCTACTCTCGTTATGCTTCATAATTACATCTTGTTCATCGTCCCTTGCATCAATATCTGCTTGGGATACGGTGTTATGAATCTGTCCAAACTTCTTAAACCAGTTTCTACCATTCTTTCTGAAGAGTGGAAGGAATACGAAAAGGATTAACCACCAGTAACCTAATGTTTTAATGAGCCCACCCGTCTCATGTAAAGTAGAAGCGGTGCTGCCCTGAACGGGTCCTGCGCCTGCTACCTGCCCTACGATTGCCGCAGGGCTTTGAGAGGGGAATATCATCTCTGTAACCATAACCCCTCCCGCTGCCCCTGCTGCAACGGCTGCTGGCTCAGGTATAAAGGCTGCAACTGCACCTCCTCCAACTGCACCTCCAATAGCGTGTTTGATTGTACTACAGCTAGTTATAAATAACATTAAGCTGATAAGAAGAAGTTTTTTCATTGGTCTCCCGATCTGGCTTCCGTATGTTCTTGGTCCTGTTGGCATAAAAATTCTCCTTCTACGTCTATAATATATAGTAATGCTCACCATAAACAATCCGAATACTTTTGATTGGTCCAGCATAAGTCTTTCCGATTGTGCGGAAGGAAATGCTATGGATACTTATTTTACCCTTAAGTTATTCGACCTAATCTGTGAGAAATTAGGGGACAGCCCTATGATGAAGCTCATTGAGCAGGTAATCATGCCCTCCCTTGAAGTATTTTCAGAGATGGAATATGAAGGTCTTGACGTAGATTTAGATACCTTAACCAAAGTAGGCAGAACTTTAACCTCTAAGAACATGGACGAGGAGGACCTTTTGTACTCATGTAAGGGGGTTCAGAAAACAGACAACCTCTCTTCCAATAATCATCTTATTGAGGTGCTTTATACACGGGAGGGAGGGATGGAATTATACCCTCCTGATAAGACTGCTAGTGGGAAGCCTTCTGTGTCTGCGCCCACACTTAAATTACTTTTAGAACACATAGATGAGGAGCTAAAGAAGCGTGAGTAAGTGGCAGCATAGAGATGAAGGTAAAAAGATTAGCAAGTCTGTGGTCTCTTCCAAAACTACGGAAGAGTTACTACAGTCTAAGAAATTTTTAAAAGGGCTCCTTGATTTAAGGAAGTCTGAGAAATTAGCTAAGACATATATCCAAGGGACTAAGAAAGCAATTGAGTATAATGAGAAAGATAAAGTTTTTGTAGACTTTAGATTTGATGGTACTACTACGGGCAGGCTTTCTTGCGCAGCATACACCGCTAAGAAAGCTATGGGGGTCTCTTTCCACACTCTCCCCAGAGACACAGAGACCAACATCAGAAGCATTTTCAAAGCTCCGAAGGGACAAGCATTCATTACTATTGATTATGCCGCTATGGAGCTTCGTGTGCTGTCTCACATAGCTAGGGAGGGGAATATGCAGACCGCATTCAATCAGGGCGCAGATCTCCACACTTACACGGCTCAACTGCTGTTCAATAAGAAAAAAGTAACTAAACAAGAACGCCAGATAGCCAAAACGGTATCCTTTCTTATCGTATACGGAGGAGGACCTTTCAATCTCAGTGAGACAATGGGCATTCCTATGAAACGAGCGGAAGCTATAATAGATAATTATAAAAATGTGTATCCTGGAATCTTTGAGTATATGGAATTTGTTAATGAATATATTAAGCGTAATGGGTATGCTTATACTATATTTGGGAGGCGCAGGAATTTGCCTGATGTTTATTCCCGTGATAGATCAGTGGTTAATCGCGCTCTTCGACAAGGACTTAACTTTACAATCCAGAGTACAGCGTCTGATATTTTACTCACTTCTCTTTTGGGTATTGCTAAAGCTTTTACTTTGCGCGGCCTTACGGCTCGCCCAGTAGCAACTGTTCATGATAGTGTAGAAATAATTTGTGAGCAAGAAGAAATTTCTGAGGTACTAAAGATAGTCTATAATGAGATGGTAAACTACCCCTCAATTAGATCAATTTTTAATATCCATTTTGATGTACCATTAAAAATTGATGCTGAAGTAGGAAGATCTTTTGGGGACGGAGTTTCCGTAGAGTTTAATGCTGCAGGAGAGGCGTTAAATAGGGACGAAATCTCTACATATTTCAGATGAATATAAAAGAAAAATTAAAATATATATACTACACTTTAAGATACCTTAAGCTTTCTCAAGTCAGACAATTTTTTTACTCCCTTTATAGGTGGGTCAGAAGTGGTTTTAAAGTTTCAAAAGTTGCAGAAGAAAGGTTGGATATTTGTAAGGAATGTCCTCACTATAAAGAAGACAGGTGTTCTTTGTGTGGATGTCATACTCCCACAAAGACAAGATGGTTCACAGAAGAGTGTCCTATAGAAAAATGGTAGTATGAAAACATTAGTAATCGGAGATCTCCACTTCGACAACAAACCTCATGGACTTCTTCATGCCCAACAGGAGAGTATTAAATTCCTGATTGCTGAGCACTCCGACGTAGATGATGTAATCTTTTTGGGGGATCTGATGATGCATAGGAAGCCTTACCCTCGCGTCCTCCTTGCATTAAAAGAGGTTATTGATTTCGCAGTGGCTCAAGGGAAGAGGGTTACTATAATAAGAGGGAATCATGATAGCGAAAATAAGTCTGACGATGGCGTTACTGCCCTCAGTCTTTTAGAAGGCAAGTCTGTGGATGTAGTAACTCATACATGGTATGATTACAAAACGAAGAGAGCATTTATTCCTCACTATGAAGACGAATCTAAAATTAAAGAAGCCCTGGTTAACACTCCTAAAGGGTATACTGTATTCGGTCACTTCGGTTATTGCGGTTCCCTTAATTCTGCTGGGGATGCTGATTTCAGTCTTTCTCTTGATGATTTTAACAACCCTACTTTTCTTGGGCATATTCACAGATTCGGCAGCAGTGGCTTTGTCACGCTATTAGGGACTCCTTACTCCACTAATTTCACGGAGCATTTGAAGGAGAATTATTATGCTATCCTTGAGGATGGAGAGGTAACATTAAAGTCTGTGGATTGGGGGCCTCGTCATATTGTAATTAATTGTGATACGATTGAAGAAAATTTAGAGTGGATTAATGACGATTCATACTTCACATTGTTAAGAATTATGGTTAATACTATCCACGAAGATCAAAGTAGTTTGTCTGATCTTACAGACAAACTAAAAGTAGGTTATACGGAAATAAAATACAAGCCGCTCTTAGATGATAAACTCCCAATGAGCAGCTTGGATCCTGATAATCCTGTTATGGAAATTAGTGAGCATCTTATAGAGGAGTACATTAATGCGAGCCCTACTATGTTAGGGAAGGATAAACTTTACGAAGGGCTGCAATTTATTTATGAAAATCAACAAGGTAGAGATTAAGAATTTTTATTCTGTTAAAAATATTGTTTTAAATTTTGATAAGTTTAAAGGAGTTATTCTTGTAGAAGGGAAGAATAAAGATACGGGTGGCTCGAATGGCTCAGGAAAGAGCGTCCTAATTGAAGCAGTTGTGTGGGGTATCTTTGGTCGCACTATACGGAAGTCCACAGAAGAAGCTCTAGTGAATTCGCAAAACAAGAGGGAGTGTGTGGTGAGGATAACCGTTAATAATGATATGGTTATTGAGCGAGGAAAGAAGCCTACACATTTAAGGTTTATTGTAGGGGGAGAGGATAGGAGCCAAGCGAACGCACTAGAGACACAGAAACTTATTGATGAGACCCTTAATACTAATTACAAGGTGTTCTTAGCGTCCACTGTATTTGGACAGCAGAACACTATGGGATTCGTCAACGCTACGCCTGATGACAAAAGAACGATCATAAAGAATTTTCTAAATCTTGATGATCTTTTTGCTCTTAGAGAATCTGTTAAATATTTAAAGTCTCAGTACTCTCAGACCATTAAGAAGCAGAACGCTATTGTCGCAGAGCATGAGATCAGTATCGCTTCCTTCGATAAAAAATTAAAAGATCTCTCTAAATTAAGAGAAGAGGTAGAGGGTAAGTATGACGAGGCTGCGCTTTCTATGTCTCTTCAAGAGGTAATCAGCCTAGAGACAAGTAACAAATCTAACCGAGACAACATAGCGGCTGCAAAAAAGAAGATACATAATTCTACTGTTGATGTTGAGACGCTACGAATCAAACTAAAAAACCCCAAGAAATTAGACTACTGCACAGAATGCGGCCAACCTGTAGAGAAGAGAGCCTCCCCCGAGCAACTCGAAAGGGATTTAGATTACGCAAAGCAGATTGTGGCAGAGCAAGAAGAGGAGATCACCAGCAGCGAGGCTCAGATCACGCCTCTTCCTATCAGTTCCTCAGAGTATCACAAGGTTATTGATTACAACCAACTCAAGAAGGAGTCGGACACCTTTGAAGGGTTGAGAGAAGAAACCAAAGAAAAAATTCAGAGGGCTCATGATATAAAACAGGACTACAATAATAAGTACGAGATTATGAGGTTTTGGGAAAAGGCTTTTTCCGAAGCAGGATTGGTCAAGTATATTATTAGAAATATTTTAAATTATCTGAATGGAAAAGTAAATTTTTACTTGTCGCATCTCTCTAAAGGAAAGTTCTTTATAGAATTTAACGAAGAATTAAAAGAAACTATCACACACGCAGGACGAGAAGTGCATTATATATCTTTGTCAGGAGGAGAGAAGCGAAAGATTGATTTAGCTGTGCTATTAGGCTTGCAAAAACTGTTAGCCCTCTCATCAAAAGACGAAAGCAACTTAATGTTCTTTGATGAGATTGCTGAGAATTTGGATCAAGACGGGTTAGACGGGCTCTATATATTATTGTCTGAATTAAAGAAAGAGAAGACTTTGTTTGTTATTACACATAATAATTATCTTAAATCTTTAATGGATAATGTTAAGACGCTGACTATAACAAAGAGCAAAGGTACATCAACACTAGGTAAATAAATGGCAAACACACAACTAAACGAACTCGGACAAGAGATCTTTGAATCACGGTATGCCTATCCAGGCGAGACAAAATATGCAGAAAGAGCCAAAGTTGTGGCGCGAACAGTCGCCTCCGCAGAACGAGATGAAGATAAAGAACGAGTCGAAAAATCCTTTTATGAAGCTATTGGGTCTGGGGACTTTATTCCGGGTGGTAGAATCCTCTATGGTGCTGGTCGCAACCGTGGGAATCATAATTTGCTTAATTGCTATGTTATTATTCCAGAAGACAGTGTGGACTCCATTGGAAAAACTGTACAGGATATGTATAAAATCTCCTGCGCAGGTGGAGGAGTAGGGTTTAATGTTTCTAAGATTCGTCCCCGTGGGGACCACATTGGGAGCGTAAAGAATTCAGCCCCAGGTGCAGTCTCTGTACTGCAAATGATTAATGAAGTAGGTGAACATGTACGAGCAGGAAAAAATCGTAGAACGGCTCTTATGGGTATACTTAATATCACTCACCCTGATCTTCTTGAGTTCCTATCTGTCAAACTAGATCAAGGGCAGCTAAATAACTTCAACATTTCGGTAGCGATTACGGACAGGTTCCTTGAGGCTGTTGAATTGGAGGAAGATTGGTATTTCACTTTTAATAATAAGGAGTACCATTCCTACGAAATGCTTCGCAACAATGATGATGTTACTTATGTCATTGGCCTAGATGAGGAGGATGCTCTTGCTCGCGCTGAGAATTTTTATAAAAAAGATTGGAAAGATACGTTTGTTTGTCTTGGTCGTAAGGATATTAAAGCCAGGGACTTATGGGATATGATCTGGAAAAACTCGGTAGAATCTGGAGATCCTGGTATCTTTAATATAGATTTGGCGAATAAATATACTAATGTTTCTTACTTTGAAAGATTAGATGCCACAAATCCATGTGGAGAAATCTCTCTTCCTTCCTACGGTAACTGTTGCCTAGGTAACATAAACCTAAGCAACATGGTCCTAGAGGATGGTAGCAACGTGGATTGGAAAAGATTAGCCAAGACTGTACGAACAGGAATTAGGTTTCTTGACAATGTGCTAACTGTTAACAAGTTCCCTACGGATACTTGCAGGCGAGTGGGAGAGAGGTCAAGGCGAGTTGGATTAGGTGTAACAGGTCTACATTATATGCTTATTAAATTAGGGATTAAGTACGGTGGCGAAAAGTGCCTAGAGTTTTTAGACCGACTCTTTGCTACCATACGAGATGAGGCTTATAAACAGTCTATCTATCTCGCACGGGATAAGAAGCCCTTCCCTGAGTTCGACTACAAAAAATATTTAAATGAAGATTTCGCAAGAACTTTACCCGCCAGAATACGAATGCTCGTTAAGCGTCACGGAATTAGAAATGCTGTCATGCTCACCATCCCTCCTTGCGGAACAATTTCTATGCTGCACGGTATATCCAGCGGGATTGAGCCTATCTTTGCAGCCATGTATAACCGAAGATACCGTAACAATAACATTTGGAAGGAGCAGTTAATTGTCGATCCGTTATTCCAAGAGTATTACGACAAAGGAAAAGCATTGGATCCGTTTGTCGGAGCCTATGACGTTCCCCCCTCCGATCACATTAAAGTACAGGCGACGATTCAGAAGTACATCGACTCCTGCATTTCAAAAACAATTAACCTCCCATCCAATGCTACGCCTGAAAGCTTTTCTCAAGCAGCGTTGGATTATGCTCCGTACCTCAAAGGTCTTACTGTATACCGTGCAGGTTCTAAGGGTAATGAGCCTTTAGAAGCTATTACCCTTACGGAAGAGAATATAGCTAAATATATGGAGGATGGGAAAAGCAAAATACAAGAGGTTCAAGCAGGAGACGTTTGTTCCTTAGCAGGAGGAGATTGCGGTGGGTAATCAATTTAATTCTGGAGGGAGACCCCCGTTTAAAAGAAGGAATGACCAAGTAACCCGAGAAACTATCGCACTGGCTATATTATACGCCTGTTTGTTTTCCTGCGCGATATATGGGTTACTTGAATGGAGAGGATAAGAAATGCCAAGATTTGAATACGCCTGTAAAGAATGTAATGTTTCGTGGGAAATAGAAGAAGCCGTAGGGCACGCCCCTAAGACTAACGATTGCCCCCTCTGTGAGGAGGATTGTAGTAGGTATTTCGGAAATCAGATCCCCGCTATATCTTTTGGGGATAATGGGTGTGGGAACTACGGCAAAACGAAAGGAGCCAGGGATTTCCACACCGTCAGACAGCGGTACAAGAAGTTTGAAGAGAAGGGATACGATAAAACCTCAGCCGACAAATTTCTTAGGAGATCAATCAAAGAGACTGGTGAAAGAATTTTAGATGACCGACACTACAAGGCTATGAACTTTAATTATGATGCTTTAGCCAGGGACGGTCATGTAAAGAAATTGACAGACAAAGAGAGCGCAGAAAAAGTAAAGAGGTGCGACAAATTGACCCAAGATGCCTATAATAAAGCAAACAAACAGGGCTACGACCTAGACATTACCAAGAACCCCAAGCAAGGTTAATATACCATGGCATACGACTTCAGTGAGAATATCCAACGAGGTATTCTTTACTTTCTTAAGTCCAATAAAGATTTTTACCTCCAGATCGTTAACCTAGTTAACCCTGATTACTTTGAATTTCCTAGTCATCAGAAGATTTTTTCGGTAGTTAAGGAGCATTACGATAAGTATCACAAACTCCCTACTGATGATTTCATCCTACAGGATGTAAAAGGTAAGCTTACAGCACGAGAGAACGTCTCTGATTATCAGGATGAGTTAGCTTACATCAACAACCTCGATACTTCTACGGTTAGCAACCAAGATTATATGCTAGACCTAGTAGAAGGTTTTGCGAAGAAGGAGGCGATGAAGTCTGCAATCTCCAAAAGCATCAGCTTGATTCAAGAGGATCGCGTTGAGGAGGTTGAGGAGTTAGTAAAGAAGGCTCTTCTGATTAATAGAGATGTTGATACAGGACAAGAGTACTTTTCTGATTTTACTGACCGATGGGATAGAGTATTCAATAAGAAGACAGAGGAGAAGTATCGAACTTTTCTGCCCTCTATCAACCAGTCCTTAGAGGGAGGATTGGGGTCTAAAGAGATGGCTATGGTGGTAGCTCCTCCAGGGGTAGGAAAGTCTCTCTTTCTAGTTAATCAGGGAGTTCACTCCATGATGGAGGGACGTAAGGTTCTTTACGTTTCCTTAGAAATGAGTGAGGATAAGATCGCTCAGAGATTCGACTCTGTAATGACTCTCATTCCTCAAGGAAAGTTAAAGGACTCGGCTGCTCACCTAAGCGTGAAAGAACGCCTAACGATTTTCCAAAAGCAATTCCCTGGAAGTGAGTTAGTTATCAAGGAGTTCCCCACAAGCCAAGCTTCAATTAATACGGTGCGGAATCTTTTAGTGCAACTCCAGAACTACGATGAGTTTGTTCCTGATCTTGTAATTGTAGATTATTTAGAGCTTATGCGTCCTACCCGAGACATACAGCAAGAGTACCATGCACAGCAAAAGATCGCAGAAGAGCTACGTGGAATAGCTATGGAGTATAACCTCCTTATCTGGACCGCTACACAAACCAACCGTCAAGGAAGGATGGTGAAGATTATTACAGACGCCGAGCTTGGGGATTCTTATGGCAAAATTCGTACTTGTGATTTTGCCTTATCTTTAAATCAAACTGAGGAGGAGTTTGATAATGGCTCGATGCGAGGGTATGTGATTAAGTCTAGAAATGGTCGCCCCAGATTCATCGTCCCTATGGAGATTGATTACTCGGTTCTTCGTATGACCGAAGGAGAAGCTCCGCTTAATTCGGTGGAGTAGCTATATATTAAAAGAGGTGATGCATGAAAGACTTAGCACTTATAGATATATTTCCCCGCTACCCTAGCAGGCCAACGAGAGTAGTAGTTCTCCAAAACGGCCACTGGACTTTTACAAACACAAACTTTAACAGTGGGATGCACCGAGACGATGGAGCTACGTATTTTTATTACTCCATTCCTTTTGGAATTGTTTTAGGGACACAGCCCAATCCTAGAAGATTGTATAAGCGTGGAAATCCTGGAGATTATCTCGTATATAATCCAGGAGGCTTCTATGATATATTAGACAAAGAGGAGTACCTTGCACTTTTCCCTCACCTGAGAGCAGGCCAAGGGACGGGTACTCCAGTAGCAGGATTTACAGGCTCCACATCTATGGGTTATTAAAATATGCATGAACTAATTGAGTCCCTTGAAGACTTTACTTGGGAGAACTACAAAGATATCAGTGATGCTCTCGTTCAGTTCAACGAGTACGAAGTAGAAAATGAGATGTTTCGACAAGCATCCATTTACTCCTACTATTATGGATTGATGAGCATGGCTAAGAAGATGGTAGGAGAACGCAACGTCCAACTAACTCGATTCATGTCTAAGCTTCGCAAGGAGGCCAAGCGTGAGTCCCGTGTCAAGCTCACCGCAAAAGACTTAGATGATCGAGTTTTCACAAACGACCAGTACCTAGCAAGACAGACTGCTGTGGATGACGCTGTCTTCAAATACGAACTCCTCAAGGGCCTCGTTCGGGCTCTTGAGCAGAAAAAAGATATGCTGCAACAGGTGTCAGCAAATAAACGAGAAGAAACCAAATTATACAAGTGATATCACTATCATTAACTAACCACTAACTAAAGGAAAAACTATGGCTATTGATCTCAATAAACTTCGTGCCAAGCACGAGCAACTTAACAACCCCCAAGCGGGTAACTCAAACTCGGACTTCCTTAAGAAGTTCTATCAAATTCCCGAAGGGAGTAATGCTGTTCGGATTCTTCCTTGGAAGGATGAGGATAGGGAATTCTATGCGGAGACTAAAATCCACCGTATCACTGGGCCTGATGGGAATGTGAAAAATCATCACTGCCGTAAGGTTCACGGGGAGCCCTGCCCCATCTGTGATGTGTATTTTGGCTTGTGGAAAACGGGCAGAAAAGAGGACGAAGACTTGGCCCGTCAAATCAAGCCCCGCGCTCGCTACTACATGAATGTTCTTGATCGTGAAAGTGGTGATGTGAAGATCCTTTCGGTCGGGGTGATTCTTTTCAAGAAAATCGTCGGTGCTATGCTTGATGAAGATTTTGGGGATATTACCGACCCTGAAGCGGGTCATGATTTTAAAATCGTTAAGGAGATGGATGGGCAGTGGCCGAAGTACGACCAGTCGCAGCCTCGCCCCAAAGCGTCTCCTTTGGGGTCTAACTCAGAAGTGGCAGAGATTATGGACAGTCTCCATGAGATCCACGATCTGGTT